ACTCTGAATGATAATCTAAAATTTCAGATACAATCCACTTATTTGCCTCACTTTCAAAGAATTTTTGAGTAGTGATTTCAGCGACCGTATCTAAAAATTTAGCATCTGTAATCAGAGCAGATAAAACCTTACTTTGGAATGATTGTCCGTATCTCGATAAAGTATCTACTTCTTGCATTTATTCTATAACTTTTTTAATATTCGTATAAAGATACGAAATAAATTTGGTAATTCCAAATTTTAATCTGTGATGATATTTCCAAATGTGATTTTTAACCAATCATTTATATCACCAAATGCATTGACAACTTTGTATTTCAAAAGAATTTTAAGAAAATCAATTTTATTTAAGGGTTTAATCGGTTCACCGAATCTATCTAAAATATTCATTTTAATACTACCACTAATATCGGGGTCTGCTAATTGCATTAATTCCCTATTCATTAGAATTTGTGGTTTTGCTTCAAGTATATCACTATACAATTTAATCTTACCTTTTGATTCTGACTTCTTTTCTTCGGATAGTCTAAACAAATCATCTACCGATAATTTAACATCCTCAGTCATCTCGGGAAACCTCTTTACAAGGGTTTTAATACCACATCCATATACTCCGGGAATATTATCTGATTTATCACCATCTAATACACGATATAGGAGTAAGTTTTTAGATTCAATACCAAATTCTTCCTTAATTGCTTTTCTATTGTAAATTTTCTTTTTGGTGGGTGACCAGACGATAGTTTTATCATCAACTAATTGTAGGAAATCCTTATCAGTTGACATAACTACCGCCTGTTCGTCTTCTTTTAGAAGTTGAGTAGTGATATAAGCCATAACATCATCAGCTTCAACTCCGTCATAAATCATAGTTGTAACCGGTAAATGATTAAGAATCTCATTCAACCAAACGAATTGGCGTTTCATTGATTCTCTTTCATCTTCTTCTGTCATAAAATCAGCATACTGCCGATTGATTCGGAGTTTGTTCTTATCTCTATCTGCCTTATATCCACTAAACTTTTTCTTTCGTTCTTGCGAACCACCCTTACCATCGAACACAATAATACATCTTGTCGGTTGAGTTTGTCTGATTGCGTAACCAATTGATTTCAAAACACCAGTTACTCCGGCAACGTGGTCACCATCATCATTCATTGTAGGAATGGATGACCAGCATCGGATAAATGTGTTCAATCCATCGATAATAAGAACCCTTGAGTTCTTATGTTTATCGATATTTTGGTTGCGTTCTTGCTCAACCGAATTCAAAATATTTTTATATAGTTCTTTCATTTAATTTGTTTTAATCATCCATACCAGGACCAGAGGTTTCTATTTCCATATCTTCAACATCGTATGTATCTGATTTATATTGTAAGATTGTTTCTTCACAAATCTTTTTATAAATTTGTTCTCTAACATCAACTCTATTTGTCATCAAATCAATAAAATCCTTAGATTGGAATTTAATAACCTCGCCAGTATCCGTATCGGTATATTCATACCATGCACCTGCTTGTTTTACAATTTTGTTGTCTTTCATCACTGTCAACCACGAACCATAATTATCAATACCTCTATCAAAGAAAATATCAAAATCTGCTGCTCTCAATGGTGGCCCCATTCTGTTTTTAACAACTTGTGCACGAACTTTCATACCAACGATTCTGTCTTGACCTCCTGTCTTAACTTTAATCTGTCCCATACCTTTTAATCTCAATCTTACAGATGCGTGAAATGCTAAGGCTTTACCACCCGATGTTGTCCAAGGGTCACCGAACGGCATTGCGTTCATCTTTTGTCTTAATTGGTTGGTATATACTAATAAGATTTTCTGTCTTCCAATCATATTAGTAATCTTTCTCATCGCTTTCGAAATGATGATTGCTTTATCGGTAGCATAACCATCTTTACCATAATCTGCTGCTAACTCCGTTTTTGTTGATGCGGCTGCAACTGAATCGGTTACGATTGTCACCAAACGATTCTTATCCGTTTGTCTAACTTTCTCAATGATTGTTTCGGTAAAGTCAAAGATTTGTTCAACTGAATCTGCTGATACATAAAGTAATTTTTTCACATCCACACCGATTGCTTCTAAAAATTCTCTACTTACTGCAGTTTCTGTATCAATCAATACTGCAACTCCACCTTGTTTCTGCGTTTCCGCAAGTAAGTGTGCTGATAGTAATGATTTACCACTTTGTTCTAATCCCGTAACTTCAACAATTCTACCTACTGGCAAACCACCATAAGGACGATTTGAAATCGCTACATCTAACATTGCACATCCGGTTGAAACCCAACCCTCAACGTTTGTAGGGGTAGAATCATCATCCAAAAAGAATGCTACCTTTTGGTCTTTCGATTGTTTATTTAGCTCACCCGCTAGGATATCGGCTAAATCCAATTCTTCTTTCTTTGCCATAAAATGGTTTTAATTATGAGTTAAATAAATCATCAAATGCTGCTTCAACATCAGATGTAGTTTGCGATACTGCCGGAGCAGATGGAGTTTCAACTGAACCACCTAAATCAACTGATTGTTGAGATTGTTTTGGTGCAATTGCTTCTTGACTAACTGATTTTGATTCAGATTGAGTTTCACCTGTTGCAGATGGATTTAACCAACTTTCCAATACACCTTTCAATTCATCATAAGATAATTCTTGATACAATTCAGTAATTGCAGTTTGATTTTCAATAAAATCAGTTGCTCTTGTAGAATCTTCAGAAATTGGTGTTTGGTTTGGTTTAACTCTTAATGTAGTTGTTGGATAAGATGTTCCTGCATCTTCTGCGGATACATATTCAACCGTTAAATCTCTACCTTCGATTGGGTCAGTAATATCACCATAATCAGGATCTGCGATGTATCCTAAGATTTCTTGATAAACTGTCTTACCAAATCCCCAAAAACGAATACCTTCACCTTCTTCACCTCTTACGATTACAGGAACAAAGGTTCTTAACTTAGGCTCCATTGCCTTAGCTGCTTTCCAATCTTCCTTATCACCCATACGTTTCAATTTGTCAGCAAACTCTACGATAGGGTCTGGTCTTCCAAATGAAATTGGTGAAAGATAAGTTTTGTTATTTACGTTGTAGTGGAAATAAAGTTCGATAAATGGATTATCTTTGTTGAACTTGTAAGGAACGATTCGGACTTGATGTTTGCCAGGAGTTGGTTTCCATAATGCATCCGATTTTTTTTGTGTGTTTTGTAGTTTGTTCAGTCTACCTCTGATTGCGTTAATGTCTAATGCCATCTTGTTTAAAGTTTTAAGTTGTAGCTAACTGATTGATAATCAGAGAGTTACGGGTTAATTAATTAATTTGTTTTATGGTTTTATTTACGAGTCTTTCCTACTCGCGGTGTGTAAATATAAATATACGATTTACCGATTTTCGTATAAAGTTTTTTAATAAATTATCAACTTTTTTAACTATACAAAGATACGAATAAATTTTGATATAACCTAATTTATTTTATATAAATGTTAAATATCATCTGTTTCAATATCATCGTCATCATTTTCTTCCACTTCTGAAATTTTATCATTTGCGTGATGTAAATCGTGACATTTTTTATGTAAGATTCGGCTGTTTTCAACTGAATTACTACCACCCACCGCATAGTGATCGATGTGGTGATTATCATCTCCTAAATAAACAATCTTACCACATTCAGGACATATTGAATCTTGATTAAGAAGAATTTCCCATCTCTGCTGTTTTCCAACATTTCGTTCTAATTCTCTAAGTTGAATACCAGTTTCGTCTGCGAAAACTTTCCATGAACCACATTCTTTCAATTTCATATCTAAGTAAAGGTTAGTTTCATTACTAAGAGTAGTGATGACATCCGAGCTATCTCGTGCAATCATATATAAAAACCAATACTTTTTACCAGTCCCAACATCAATCTTTCCTTTTAACTTTTGAATAGACAAATACATTTGGTTGATGAATTGGAAAAATTTGTCATAATCTTTTATTATAACATTATATTCACTTCTTAAATTAATTAAAAACCAAATTAATAATCTAATTGAACCTTTTTGAAATTGTTTTCTAGCAGTAGTAGGGATAACATCAATAAATGAACCAACATCTTTGATAGTTGACTCAAATGATGCTGGAATTGATACGTTAGCTAAATTTCTTAAATCTTGAATAGTGACCTTTTTTGGACCTGATAATTGATAGCTAAGTGATTTTAGAATTAATTCTGCAGCCGTAAATCTTGTAGTTTCTATCCCACATACATCCCAATTATATTTATCGTTATATTTTCTAGCAGATGAAAAAACATTTGAATTATGTGCCAATAAAATTTCAATTTTGTTTAATCCAGTTGCACCAGTATTTAAATTAATAAATTCTTGTCTGATTTGAGCTTCAGTTCCTTCATAAAATACAACTGGCAGGTAAATATCATTAAATAATTTATTAAGTAAATCATCACCTGCAGGTAATTCGTTTTCAATTTGACTATAAGTAAGTCCTCCTAAATTTATTTTTAAACCATTTCTACCCATCACAATCGTATCAGTTCCAAGAGGAAATTTATTATTTACAAAATTACGAAGAGTTGTCCATCTTTGCT